GGACAATCAGTGATGCTGAAGAAATATCCAAAGTAAAGGATGCATCAGCTTTGACAAAGATTTCGATGTAGTCGTTGGTGCTAACGCTTGTCATGTCAGCTAGAGTAGCAGACTTCCACTCACCAGAATTAGCCGTAACGATAACATGACCACCATTCATAACAGAACCATTCTTATAGAATACAAACTCAATGTTACGAGAAGAACCTGATGCGTTTTTAAAGTTACAGACAAAGGTGCAGTTTATGTTGCTGTCTGCAGTGCCAGTGTAAATAAGACGAGCATTTGGTGTTGCTGATCCAGTAAACCCATCAGCAAGAGTTGTGCTAAATGTTGGGTTTAATGGGGTGAATGATGTTGTTACTGAATGCTGATATGCAGGAGTTACACTATCAAAAGTAATATACCCATTGATATGCGAATGTGCTTTAGTCCAGTCACCACTACCAGCACCATCAGCAACATAGACAGAGCCAGAGGCTGCAGCAGCAACACCCTTAGGTTCATGTAGGTAAGGATCAGTGAGTGTTGAGTGGTTTACGTTAGCCATCCGTAGCTCCTATAGGGTAGATATACTATAGCCCCTGCCAAGGTTAAAGATATTATACACCAATAATCAATAGTCGTCAAGAGAAAAGTAGGAGGGGGCCGAAGCCCCCATCCCTTTGTCATTACACGTCAGGGTTCGTTGCGATACGCACGATGCCTTCAGGACGGTACAGTTTGACACCATAACGAGCAGTAGTTACATACTCGTGACGCTGGTAGTCTTTGTTGTACTCGTAGTCCACCTCAGGCATTTGACGCCATGCACCAACAAACGGGTTGGCTACAGCATTTGCCGAGAAGAACATGTTGACCTTACCGTTGTTCGACGAGAAGTCGTTGGTGGTGGTGCCATCACGTTCAGCCAGAGCCGAGTCAGTGTTGTCGGGCAGGTAGTTCGAGGTGTATACATCGAAGCCATACACGTTGGCCACAAAGCGCATACCAGTTGCAATACCAGCCGAAACGATGCCTTCAAACTTGGGGTTGTTCGACACGTTGACCAGGTTCGACAGGGTGTTCAAGGTGAACTCTACCGAGGGGTCAACGATAGCAACCATTGCCTGATCCGGCACGTTGGCCTTCTTCAGAGCATAACGTGCATAGGCAAAGTCTTCCAGTTCGATGCGGCCCGAGTTACCGCCAGCAATACGGTGTGCGATACCGTTGATGGCTTCAGCCGAGTTAGCCGACACACCTGCTTCAGGTGCAGCAAAGGTGGTCGTTTCGAAGTGCTCCATGATGGCACGTTCCTGTTCGGGAACAAAACGGCTCATCAGCTCGTTTGCGTAGAACAGATCCTGCTCAGCCTTCTTGGTGATGTAGGTCGAGCTTGCCAGGTATTCACTGATGGTGAAGGTGAAGTCTGCAGTTGCCAGCGGATCGTAGACAACAGCATTGTCTTCAGTGTAGTCACGCACAGTGGTTGCACCAATCTGCGGGATGTGGAAGGTGTCACCATCAGGGAAACCCTCAAGCATACGGACGTACCGCTGTGCCTGCATCTCATCACGCAGAAGTTCTTTCAGTTCCTGGCCCCATACATCAGAACGAGTCAGGTAGTTAATTGCGCTAGTGTTACCAGCCATTGTAGTTACTCCAGATTGTTACAGACCGAATTTATCACCCAAGCGCATTTTGTCTTCCATTAATTGCTGCTGGATTTTCGGAGTGTAATAGAGGTTTTTGTTTTCCCGACGAAGTTTCTGGTAGTAGGACCAGTCCCGTTCTGCCGAGGCTTGCATATTGACACCCTCAGTGCGAACCGAACCTTGGATCATAGGATTCATAGGCTGCTTCGGTTTCTCACCAATCAAAGCAAAGAAGGCATTCGGACTTTCTGCGGCAATGTCCTGCATACGTTCAATGGACATACCAAGTTCTTGTGCTTTCTTCTGGACAACGGCTAAGGCTTCTGTGCCGAAGATATCATCCAGTGCTTTGTCAACTTGAGCTAGGTTCTGTTTGACAGAAGCTTCTTTCTCACGTTGAGTAAGTGTCTTTTCAACAAGGCTCTTCAGGTCTTCCTCGCTGAGGCTTCCAGTGGTGTTCTGTCCCTCTGCGCTACCGTTATCATTGGGCACTCCATTCTTCGCTGCGGTAGAGTCAGCGGCCTTATTCTGGAGTTGTTCGAGAACCTGGGCCTGATACTCTTGTTTCTTCAAGTCTTCTCGCATTTGAGCTAATTGTTCTTCGAGAGTCTTGATATAGCCATCGGCTTCTAGCTTACCTTTGGCGAGTACTTCAGGGTCTTTCCAGTTCTCTCCCTTTGCCTCTACGAGTTTCTGCAAATAAGATTCCGATGGTGTGGTTTCTTGTTGCGTCTGCTCTGCGTTCTGCTCGGTCTGTGCGGTTGCAGTCCCGTCAGTAAATACCATAATCTATTCCTTGTCTAAGTTGATAAGATCAAGCACCGTGGTTAGTGCTCGGTTATACCCAATCCTGTCAGCCTGCTTGTAGGCCCACGAGGGGCTGTCGTAGTCGGCTGTAGGCAGGGCCTCCTTGAGCATAGGCTCTAGGATATCCTTGAGTCGGTCGAAGCCTTCCTTGTTGCTGTATAGAAGCTTACGGACCTGCTCTTTGTCTTCTTTAGTCTTACATTCTTTAAACCAAGATGCTTTCATTACAGACCTTGTTCGATTGCTACTTGTTGTTCTTCTTCGTACTGGACCTGTGCTTCTGTTGCTACACGTTGGGTCTGCAGTTGTTCAACAACAGTAATGTTCTCACCAAACAGTGCAGGTTCACCTAGCTCGTCAGCAAGGATACGAGCAAACTCTTTGCCCGACATGTGTGCTGCGATGGTGGGGTCTGACAACTTAATCTGGTAAAGCTGTGTCAGGTTCTGAATACGTTGTGCACGTTCTGCAAAGTGACGAGCACCCATGGGAACAATCTTACCGTTGGCCTTGATGTCTTCCTTGGTGATCTGTTCAAAGAAGAACAAGCCAGAGTCTTCGTTCAGGACACGTACAGTATCTGCATAGTCCATGTTACGACGAGCAGCCTCAAGCATTGCATTCAGGATAGGCTCAAGGAACACACGTTCAAAGTGGGCTGTCTTGTGTTGGAAGATACGTCCTGCTGCAGTCATAAGCTGCTGGACTTCGAAGGCTGTCTTCTCGCCTGCACTACGGATACCCATAGCCTCACGAGGTGCACCAGCCATCATCTCCATCTTTCCTTCTAGGTTCTGGATCTGGAAGTCTGCGTTAAGGGCTGTGGAGTCTGGCATCAGGTAACCTACGTCACCCTCTTCACCCATGTAAATACGAGAGCCAGGCTCAAAGTCAAAGTCCTCTACGTCACCACGAATCTTCATGATGGGATATGCGATCTGATCGAACACATCAGCCTTGAGGTTCTCAAGGTGGTCGATGCGATACTGCATACCTACGAGGTTATCCAAAGGCCCCATGGCATACAGGTTGTCAGGACGTTCCCGCCAGCCAGCGTGGAAGACAGCAGACTTACCCAACCAGCTAGGGTTCTGTTCATTTGACAAAACGTAAGCACGATCAACAACAGTGATGATACGGTTCTTATGGAAAGTCTTGGTGTCTTTGTCGTAGATGTCACCGTAGAAGGTAAGGATCTCTACGTAGTTCGAGTCGTAGTATTCTTTGATGTTAGAGAAACCATCAGCAATAAAGCCTTGCGATTTGGTTACGTCTACATCTTGAATGACAGTCGATGTACGGTTGACCATCATCCGGTCAAGAACATCAGCCATATAGGCGTTGTCTACTGACTCTTCGATCTTACGGGCAATCTCACCTAGAGTGACAATAGACCTAATGATCTTCGGGCTTTCACTAAAGTTAGGGGCTAGAGGATTGAAGCAGATATCGAATGGACTGATACGAACCAGCTTAGGACCAATGTAGTTGACAACAATCTCGCCATCCATTTCGATGTAGTCACGAGTAAAGTCAACCGTAGCAAAGCAGTTGCCATACTGGATGTAGTCATTCAGGATACGGCTTACAGTGTTCTCAAAGTCCGACTGACGAATCTTGTTCTGCATGTACGATTGAATAACGTCACGCTTGTTCTTTGTGTCGGACTCTTGATCGTTAGCTTCAAACCGGAACCACCGCTTCTGAGGGAACAAAGCAGCAAAGTAGTTTGCATGAAGGTTATCTGCAATCTGTGTCAGCTTTGGTGTGGTGGTGCTGTTGGTCCAAGGCAGCTTACTGTTCGAAGTGGTCCGAGTGTCAGTAGCATAAATGTAGTTACGAAGTTCTTTCCACTCTTCGATCTTCTGACGACGAGCATTGTTCCAGTCAGTCCACTGCTGCGAAATCTCAACAGCCATGCTGTGAGGATCAAGAAGCATGTCAAGATCAATATTTGTTCCAGCCATTAGAAGCTAACTCCACCGAATCTTTGATTGAACTGGACAACATTGCTTTTCTGTCTACGAACAGAACGTGCAGGTTTCACAGCCATGTCTACTACAGAAGCTAGAGCATCGATAACGTCATCATGCGGAGGGTTACGAGATGACAACTCTTCTTCTAGGATTTGAGTATTACCGCCACGGTAGTGCCAGATACCCATGTTATCGTAACGAGGCTCTAGAACAGCAGCTATACGTTCTTGCTTGTTACCTTGGTTTTTGTTGGGTCTGTACTCTTCAATACTGATTGACAAACCATGCTGCTTGATTAGTTCTTTGAGCTGCTTAACAATAGCCATCTGGGCTACGGTTGTTTCTGCTCTCATCTTACGGAATGACCACTTGTTTGACAAATGTAGGATGTGCTCAAAGTAGTCAGAAATTCTGTCTGTTCTAAAACGATCAATATCAAGAACATAAACATTGTTGTCAGCATCAATACCAATGACAACAATCGCAGTGTAGTCTGCCTTCTTGCTAAGACTAAAAGCAAAGTCAACAGCAGCAAAGACATTCAGACGATTGTCTCTGAAGAACCAGTAGCCATTCTCCTGGCGCAGGTGCTTCTGTTCGTAGTATTGGAACTTATCAGAACCAACAGGAACATTGTCTGGATCAGATGGGTCATTGTAATACTGCGCCCGGAACTGACCTTTGTCTAAGTACTGACCACGTTTCTTGGCCAGAACCTGCATGTTAAACCCAAACCACTTACCGTCTTTACGTTGGGATCGGGGCCAGAGGAACTCACCCGTCCCATCACCACGAGCTTCTACAGGTTTCTCGAAGACTTCATAAATGTTTTCTTCGCCAATCTTCTCACCTTCCTCGGTGAAAATATCCTCTGTCATCTGCAAAAGATCGTTGTAAAGGTCAGCAGGATGATAACGTGTTCCTACGACCCACTCCCTTGCATCGGCACCTTCGATAGATGACAGAAGGGAATACTGACTTTTTACTTTGTTGCGACCTTCACCCGTATAGGCGTTTTCGTATACAACAACATCATCAAGTACTGCAATGTCACAGTGCATCCCAGTAAGGGAAGTAGTAAGACCACCAGTGAAGACAGAAGGGTCACGTACATTCTCCTTTCTTCGAGCTGGATGATCAAGGGCAATCTCTGAGTTAGTCCACTTAGACCGTTTACCTTCGTCAGCATTAACATGCTCAGGCCAGTAACGGCGGTAAGTCTCAGATGTAAGAATGCCCTTGATAAAGCCTAGCTGTTTTTCCGCAAGGTTTGCGGTGGCTGAGATATATAATATCCGCAAGGTTGGGTTCTTTGTTAGTTCCCACGCAACCCTGTAAGCAATCAGACGAGACTTACCATGGTCACGTGGGAACAAAAGTAATTGGTGGCTTTTAGAATCTGGCCGTGTCCACCAGTTACAAACATCTTCGTGACATTGCCCTAAGACTTGTTCTGGTGCGACTAGCTTAATGAATGTGACAAGATCACTTTCGGCAGCTAATTTGATTTGTTCTAATGTAGCCATTTTACCACTTGATTATTTTCTTGTCAAGCAAGAAATACAGTTTTACTGTTATAGTCTCGATTGTCACCAATACGAATTGCTACAGTACCAGAAGTCCACTCCCCTACTTTAGCTTCTGCACGGTAGTACACTTCTTCGGGATCATACCCGAATGTTTCAATGTCCGACGTAAAGGTGTCTACATCAAACCAATTAGTTTTGTCCCAGCTACGTTGAATGGTAACTGTTCCTACGAAGGGGGAGCCTACAGAACGGATGGACAGGTTAAAGTGACCAACAACTTGAAGAGGCAGGGTAGCCTCACCACCTGCAAGAAGGAAGCCGTTTACTTCAGTCATCAGAATTCTCCTGCTGCTTTAGCTGCATTCCATGCGTCAATGGCTGCACTATTAAATACAGCTTGAGCAATGTCGATTACATCTTTGTGCTCTTTGGCTATGTCGCCATTAAGGGTGCACTCAGGCGTCAGCACATGGCGGTTGAAGGTACGGCTGATCTCTACGCCATCCTCTGCAATGATGGTTGCTGTCCGCACTTGGACCACAGGATAACCTGCTGCCAGTTGCAAGACTTCGATCTTGTCGTTGGTCGTTGTTTTAGTCAGTGCCATGATTTAATCCTTACGCTGCTACATATGTCATTGAAAATGCAATACGGTTTGAGTTGGCTCCAGTTGCAACGTCTGCTGGAACTACAATAGCCATATCACCTGTAATAGAGGCTCTTTTATAAAGCAGCAGAACAGTAGAACTAGGGTTTCCCTGTCCAGCACAAGGCACATCAGCACCCCAAGTTGTTGCGTCAGATATGCTTGCGGGGCAGCTTCCATCTCGAGTTGCTCCAGTTTGAGCAGCAGAGGTGAATGGTAATCCTCCAATACAAACAGCACCACTTGCGGAGCCAATAGTGACAGCATCAGTTCTTACTGTGCCATAAACAGTAACTAGATTACCTACCTTAACGTATTTACCACCAGTAAATCCGTCATAAGTAACACTAGAAAAATCAGTTCCACTTGTTGTTAGAGTTGGGGTAAAGATACCCTCTTCATAGTCATCGAACAGTTCACTTGTGCCAGTGCCAGAGGTGGCAGAGAAGTCGATGCCTTTGCCTGATGTGCCAATGACAAGGTTGCCAGTGCTAACCGTCAAATCACCAGTGCTGTGTGCAAGCTGAACCTGTGTAGTTGTTGACCCATCATCAGCTACATCTTGGATGCGAAAGATACCCGACTGATTTCTAAGACGAGTATTGTTGTCAGCAACATCAGTATCATCCAGATAAATAGCTGGATTATTATTAACCATGCTGATGGTTTTAACATCTAACTGATTGGTAACTTCTGCATTTGTTGCTGTTACTTCATTGAATGTCGGGTTGCGACCAAAGATGCCGCCTTGCTGCTTGATGGTCATTAGTTACCCTCCAGTGTTTCGATCCGTGCTTTCAGTTCTTGAATTGCCTTGAGCATCATAAATGTCAGCACACTAAACTTTACAGATTTGGTTGTTGTTCCAAGGTCATTCCCATCCTCGTCAACGTCTTTGACCTCACTGATAAGGTTGGGAAATATCTGCTCAACTTCTTGTGCAATCAAACCAAGATGCGTTGCTTCATCTGCTTGATCTGCAATAAATGAATACTTGCGAACCCTTAGTTGATCTAAATCATCAAGGTAGTCACGAGCATCACTTATGTTTTCTTTTAGCTTTTGATCTGAGATTGTGCCGTATGTGCCGTTTGCGTTTGTAAGGTCACCGTTGCCATCAATCAACAAAGCATCAGATGTGCCATTCTGCCTTGCTCGAAGGAAGTTAAAAACCCCACCAGCAGAGCCATTTGTATTATTACGCCACCAGTTTTGGCTTGATGAGTATGAACTATCTGTAGCCCACTGATAGCTTAGTGTTGCATCTTGACTGTGGCTGTGCATGTGAGATGAGCCAGCTAGTGCCTCACGATAACCCTGAATGATATAGCCGTCTAAGCCGTTATCACCCACCATGATTGCAGGAGCATTGTCGTAAGTGCTTGCCGAACTAGTTGTGGTTGCAACACCAGGAATATCCCCAACAACAAGAGTATGATTTGCAACAACAATGCTGTCTAAGTCGCCACTATCCGCAACAGACATAATCGTAGGTTCAATGGAGCCACTTGCCACTGTGTTAGCAGCAAATCGAACAAAGACTGCATGTGTTGCCCATTGATCTGTTAAGTAAATCTTTTTGTCGATGCGTTCGACTACAGACCCGCCACTGTCTTTTTGCTTTATGCGTATTTCTATTGAGCCAGCTTCACCAGCTAATGCACGACCTTCAACAGTAAAATAATAACCTCTAACACCCTCAATATCTGAACCAGAAATGTTTTGATAATAGTTATCTGTTGCGCCAGCAGTTGAGCTAAAGTCTACCTGATCTGCACTTGCTGCTACGCCACGAGGGTCAGAAAACGCATTGTTTGTTACTGATGCGCCTGATTTAGTCCAAGCAGCATCGTTTACATCATCACTGCGTGTAAACAAATTACCAGCTTGACCCGTTCTAAAACCACCAGCTTGAAGCACACGGTTTAAGTTGCGTTCATCCTTGTCTGGTGTAATTTCAGGAAAACGTCCTTCGATCTTAACACTAGATACTCGAACACTGTCTCCAAGAATAATCCCTTTAGCAATAGAGCCACCTGTAACTGCCGCAAGAACACCATCGTCTACATTAATCCCACCAGCAGTTAAGATTGCAGCAGATGAATTTTCAAATCGACAAGATGTTGCAGTAAATGTTTGGGTTGATCTAATCCAATCATTTGTTGCGCCTTGGATACTTACATCCGTCAAGTGGGTTGTTGAGCCAGCATTGATATACATAACTTCATCGCCGCCACGCCAATCACCACGCACATAGAAGTTTGCATTAGGAATATCAGTGCCAGTAACATCTTGACGAACAGCATGGGTAGTATTGCTAAATATCGCCAAGTCTTCAAATGTATTGAAGTAGCTGTAACTTGCATTGGCTTCTGGCTTAAACAGCAAACCAATATCACACTGAGTAATCTCTAGCCGTGAAAATGTGCCAGAACGAGAATTTGACAACCGAATACCATTGCCCGTTCCTGTGTTTGCAGATTTAGTCAAAGCAAAATCAGCAAAATGCAAACCTCTAGCCTGAGTAGATAGATTAGAAGGCTCAAGCAAATTGCCTGTGTGCGTTCCTGAGATAGTCGTTATTTGCTGACCAGCACCAATGATTGTGTGATTTGCACCAAAAGTTAAAGCCGCAGATGTCTTGTAAATGCCTTCAGGAATATAAACTGAATTAGACGCATCCAAAGCAGCCTGAATAGCCGCAGTGTCATCCGTCACGCCATCACCGACAGCACCGAAGTCTTTTACATTGGCTGGAGAGCCTTCGATCATTCTGTTGTGTGCTTTAGTTAAAGCCATGATGATCCCCTACGTTAATTTAGTGTGTTGCGGCAGAACACTACCAACAATGGAAACTTGGACGGTTCTTGCACCACCAGCAGTAAACTGAAGATTGTTGCCTGACATTGACAGGGTAAAAGAAGCACCAGTTCCAGAGCTGCTAGTTGCAATGCTGGTAAGATCAATGTCGATCGGGCTGTTGTAGTCAATTCTCACAACCTCAGCAGAGCTATTGTTGCTTGAAAGAGAGCCATCAGCAGCTTTTACTTTAATATAATAGCTACGATACGGCGAACCAGTAAATATTGTTTTAGTGCCAGTAGTGTAACTTTCAGACACGGAAAGAGTAGTTGTTGCATCACTCTCAACCGCATTACCATATACTGCCTGTGTAGCTACTAAGTTTCCAATTACCAAACCTTCATCAATGTTAGTTCCGGCACGACACCTGTTGTTAGTAAGGCTAAGAGGAACAGCATTGTCAGCAGCAACAGTAAATACTTCTGCGCAGTTATCGAATGTGTTGTTGTCAATGTAGTATCCATAGTGACGTTGGCTTGTGCCACCGTTGCCAATGCTACAAACAACAGTAGAAACATCTTCAACAATATTTTGTTGAAAATTTACACGGCGACGATTGTAAGGAGGCGTTCCACTAGCACCAACACTGCTACTAATAACAGTATCAAACCCAACAATGCGATTGCCCATAATCAACAAGTCTTCTGTGTCACTAACAACAAACAAACGAAGAGTTTCAGAACTCTCATTGATAAACGAGTTGTTCGTAATTACCGGGCGGCTATCGTCGTTGCCCTGCATGTAGGTGACTTTGTTATCTTCGCCAGAATACAAAGAATAACCAGAAGTAAACCGAACAATATTGCTTTCGAAGTGGAACGATTGAACATTAGAACTGTTAGTGAAAAACCAAAGTTTTCCAAAGTTGCTATGTGGATCAATGAATGTGTTGTTCGACACAATAATATCACCAGAAGCACTTTCAAAGTGGAGCATACTGTCACCAGCAACGCCTTCCACTAAGTTGTTTGTAATAACAATATTCTTAGTTGCTGTTGCACCAACAAAACGACTTTCCGTTTTAAGAGTGCCACTTGCAGTTCCAATATTGCGAACTGTGTTACCACTGATAAGCCAGTTGGTGCTCGGGTTTGATGCTGTTGAGTTGAGTTCAACAAAGTCAGTTGTGCAGTCAACAGATACGCAGTTAATAACTCGACCATCATTAGAAGTATAGCCAGCTTTCTGCAAAACTTGATAGCCACAACCAGTAAAATAACAGCCATCAACAGTAAGCCGATCTGCTGTATAGATATAGATTACCTGATTGCCACCCTCAAATGAACAATCCTTGACTGTAATATCGTCAGCATAAATCTCAAGGCCAATGCGAACCTTTTTAACGGGGTCTATTTCACCTTCGCTACTGTCAAATTTCAGCCCTTCAACTACGCAGTTTTCAAAAAGCCTAAAAACTGGGTAGCCCTCTGGCTTAATGATAGCACCTTTTGCACCAACAAGTTTTACACCAGCCGGAACATCAATCTTTTGTCCACCACCAGTGCCAGCCTTGTAGTAAGTCCCACTTGGAAAGTATATTTCTTTTGCACCAGATGCGATTGCGGCAGCAATAGCCGCAGAGTCATCCGTCACACCATCACCTACAGCACCAAAGTCTTTGACCGAAACAAAGTCTTGAAGTTTCTGCTTTACGGTACGGTCCTGTGCACCAGTACCACCCTGGTTGTAGGTGATTGCCGAAGCATCCGAACCATTCAGGGTATCTGTGTTGGTGGGGTATACGATCTCAATAGCAGAGTTAAGAGGTGGTGCCTCAGAGAAAGTAATCGTAGTACCTGACAAAGAGAATGTGTCTTTGTTCTGATAAACACCATCAACGTAGACAGATACGTTACCTTCAGACTGAGGGTTAGCTGTCAGAGCATATGCTACAGTGCTGCCATTGCCTGTGTAGGAGGCAGTCAGGTAGGTGGTCTGGAACTCTACGTCAGTTGATGAACGTACTGCTATACCATTCAGGTACAGAGCATCTGTGTCGATCTGACCTGCGTTAAGAATACGATAGCCGTTCATATCAAAGTCAGCAGACATAGCATTGGGGGTGCTACCGTCTAATGACAAAGTGTTGTCAAAGCCATCACGAAGAGCCTCGAAGTTTGCATTCAAGGTTGTCGTAGACGTATAGCCTGACGTAATACTGCTGATAGAAGGTTTCTTAGCCATAGATTAATTTACCTTGATACCTAAGCGTGCTGCATCCTCTGACAAAAGAGAAAGAGCCTCTTTGTTTTGATCTTCTTCTTCTTTTGCCTGAAGCTTCTTCTTAGCTTGGGAAGCACTGTCCTTATCCAACCAGCCCTTCTCCAAGAGAAGCTTAGCTGCACTAAAGGAACTGCGTCCACCCTCTTTCATCTCCATGGCAATCGCTTGGATGGCCTGGGACTTTACTTTGACTTCTACTTCCTTACGCCATTTGTTGACATGAGGCTTGATCAGAGGGGACTTACAAATGGTTGACCATACATCCCAAGAACCAAAGACTGTCATAGCAAACTCATACTCGGTAGGATCGTTAGGGACCATACTTACGTAGAGCTTGTGCAGTGACACATAGTGCTTACCGTGGGCCTCTATGTCATGTTCTTTGACAGTAAACAAAGCATCAGAAGGATCATGATAGCAAAGTTCATAGAACAAGCTTTGTGTCCTTACTTTGCCGTTTGGTCCTTTGAGTTGGTCTTGGGTGAACATGATAGATCCTTACGGTTACGGATATACTCGAAAGTATAGCATAAAGTGATTCGGTATGTCAACACCAAAAAAGTATAATCTTGTTATTTTCTATCTTGACGAATCAGACAAATGTGTGTATAATTTCTCTGTCGTTAGGCAGTTCCCATAGTATAGTCTATAGCTATAAACGTATGCTCCACCCTTGTGGTAAGATGCTACGGTTTGTATTCTCTGTATTGTTTTTCTTACTTACGCTTGTTTAAGTATTAATCCGTAAACTATAACCACCAGTCTTATCTGATGGACAAGTCCAGATGCACCTCCCTTGGGTTGAATCCCTTGGGAGGTTTCTTTTTGCATACTCGAAAAAACTTGTGAGAAAATTTCATGGTGCATTGTACATACAAGAGGCCCCCCTGGCACCCCCTGCCTTAGGGTCTGTCAAGCTATCCTTTCGCATACCCCCGGCATACTTTTGCTTTGCCTTGGCTATACCTTGGCCTGGTTGAGCTATGCTTTGGGATGCATTGGGTATCCTTGTGGTATTATGATACCTCATATGGGAAATACACCTAACCCCACCTGAATCTGTTCTATCCTTTTGTATACCTTGGATTATTCCTTGCTATAGCCTTGGCCTTGCCTTGGCATGCTGCAGATCCTTTGCCTATGTTATACTATAACGTTTTGTCAGGCATGCTATACGCTGCACATTATACTATACACGAGGACATATACTTTCGAGACACTAACCTATACTTCGGTGATATTGTCTTTTTGTTTTGGTGCTGCCACATTGGATGCATCGGAAACGACAACAGCCAAACGGCCTAGCGGCGTAGCCCTAGCAAACTGGCCCGAATCTTTCCGGCGGCTACGGTGAAAGGCCCTAG